CATTTGATGGATGGTATCGTTATATTCTTGATAAGACATTTAATATTCCTATGAAGATTAAAGAGATTGAGATTGATGAGAAAACTGGTAATGTAGATAAAGCATTCGATGTAGCATATGATTATGATTTCTATACAGATGAAATTATCGAATCTCAGAATATTATTCGTCCAGACGTTGTATCTCCTCAGGTAGGATTCAGATGTAGTATTATTAATATTCTCGCAAGTATTATGGGTAGACTTGCTATAGATTATATGGGTAAATATTCTGATAATTCAAATACAACTAAATGTGAAGATGGTTCTAGACGTAAGAGTTTCTTTATATTAAAGAATGAATTCCAACTTAAACGTGCTCTCATCACAGATGGAAAAAAGAATTACTGTGCATATCAAGAACGTCAAGAGTCTAATATCATTCCTAGAGAAAAAGCATTAGCTATTACAGGTATGCCGATTAAAAAGGTTGGTGTTCCAGAATCTACTAAAGTAAGACTTCAGAAGATTCTTCTTGAACAAATACTTGATAATCCTGGAGAAATATCTCAGGTAGAAATAGTTAAACAACTTGCAATTCTTGAGAAACAGATTATAGAAGCTATTCATAATGGTAGTAAAGAATACTTTAAACCAGAAAGAATAAAAGCATTAGATGCATATGATAATCCTATGAGAGAATCTGGTGTAAAAGCTGCTGTAGCATTTAACTTTCTTAAAGACGATGATATGGAACCTATAGACCTTAATACAAGAAATAGTATTCTTAATATAAAGATAGATATTAATAATAAGAATATTGATGATCTTAGAGAAAGTCGTCCAGATGTATATGCTAAGGTTGTTGAACTTATGAAAAGAAAAGAATATGCTAAAGGAATCACTGGAATTGCAATTCTTGATGATATGCAAGTTCCTGAATGGATAAAAGATTATATTGACTATACTACAATAGTAAATGATAATCTTCATACATTCCCATGTGAAGCTATTGGTATAGATAGAAGAGAGAATGATAATATAAACTTTACAAATATTTTGAGATTTTAACAAAAAAAGAAGTGGATGTAAAGTCCACTTCTTTTTCTTTATTATTTGAGGGTTTAAGGAGTGCCCTCAACTCCTTTATTTTCCCGAATTCTAACTCACTTATATTATATATATATCTAATTATTATGACTTTTACAAATACACAGTATAATCTTTCTACTTCAACATACTTATAAACTAAGGTTTGAAAGGAGGAGTCTGTATATGTCTGTTCAAGTACAGAAGTATATAAAGAATTTAGGCAAGTCTATTACTTATTCTGCAGCCGATGTATTGAATAGCAAATTTGAATATATAAATGAAACTAAACAAGAGAATCAAGAAGTATTCAAAGAAGTATATCATTCTATAAAGGATTATAAAAATACATTTGCTAGAGTAAAGAAAACTATTACTGATAATAAAGTAATGGATGCAGCCAGAGTAGGTTATAATTCTGTTTTATACAGTATTACAACTGGCGATTTCTATGCTAAACAGAGAGAAGCAGAAGTCATGGAAAAATATGGAGGATCCTTCATGCAAGGATTTGACATGGATGACGATGACTTTGATTGGGACAATGATGATTTATCTACAGGTGATAAGGTTGTTGCTACTGCTATTAAAAAGAATAGTAAGATAGGAACAGCTTTAACTGTAGAAGCTATATCTCAGACTGGTAAAGCACAGATGGATGTTTCTAGAGAAAACACTATGCTGTTATATACTCAGAATGAGCGTATGTTAAATAAATTAGATAATGGGTTTGGAAATATATTAGGTTTTCTAAAACAAAATGGAGAACAAACTGCAAAAGTTCAAAACCAGATGAATGAAAATCTTAATAAGTTTATGACAAATGTAGATAATAACATTACTAAACTTACTAAACAAATGGATGAACTTCTCGAAATGCAGAGAAATATGTATAATCCTAAAAAAGAAGAAGAAAAACGTAAAGTCGGCTATGATGATATGATTAGTCGTAATGGTGTTTTAAATATTAAAGAGTATTCTAAGCATGTAAAAAAGAATGCTTTTAATACAATTAATGATATGTCTGGTGGAATGCTAAGTTATATATTTGGTGATTCTTTAGGACAAGGTTCTAACTTATTAGCACAATTTTCTGCTAATCCATTTAGAACAATATCAGAAACATTTATAAATAAAGCACTTGGTAAAAACTTTGATAGAGCTGCTAAAGAATTAAATACTACATTAGAAGGTATTGTACCATCTTTAATAGGCAAACTTAATGCTGCGTCTAAAAAAGATGATAGTGGTATTATGGGATTCTTAGGAAAAATCTTTGGTATTAAAGATGGCTCTAGAGAAAATATAGATACTAGTAGATACAATAAAGGTGCTATTCCTTTTGATGGAATTACTAAGAGGGCTATAACAGATGTAATACCTTACTATTTAAGAAAGATGACTTCTGTCTTAACTGGTGAACAGGAAATGATATATGATTTCCAAACTGGCAAATGGAGTAGTATGAAAGCTGTAAAAGCTGCTCATGATAATGCTGTAAATTCTGCTAAATATAGCACTGCTAATGCATTAACAGGAATTATAGAAAGTGGTTTAGGTGGTAGAAGATTAAGTGATTCGTATAAGAATAAATATGATTATGACAAAATAGTAAAAGCTATTGAATCTTTAGCAGGAAAATTACAAAATGCAGGAGACTTCGGAAGCGTTGATGAATCTCTCGATATATACGAAAGAGATGTAATGAAAATGCTAAGAGAAGCTATGCGTCTTGATGATGGAAGTGGAAATGATAGAAGATTTACTAGAAATTCAAAAGGTAAAAGAATTTCTTCTGGAATACAGAGAAGTGCTATCGGTGGATTCAATAATATGCTAAGACAAAATAGATTATCTCAAAATAATACTATAAAAAGTATAAATAATGGAGATTCTATATTACGAATCATAGAATCAGAAGGTCTTGCATCTCAAAGTACTGAAAATTATCAAGCAAAAAGTTTTGTTAATAGTCATGGTGATTTTGATCAAAATAAAATTCAACAAATGCCTGTTACACAAGCTTTAATTCGTGGTAGAGATGAATATGGAGTTACTCTATATCAATATCTTAGAGACATGGATCTTAGTTTACGTTATATTAAAGCTAATTCTACTTATCTTGGAAGTCTTAATAGTAATGAAAATGGTGAATCTAATAAGAATAATGAAGAGATAGTTAAGCATATTCTTAAAGATGGAGACATTGATTTTACTAAAGATAAAGAATCTCAATACATTGAAAAATATTTTGAGAATATGCAAAATAAAAATAGACGTAAAGAAGAAGATGATTGGGATAAAAGAATTTCAGAAGCTAGAAAAAGAGCTGCAGCTAAGGGAGAAATATATACATTAGCTACATCAACTGATTTTGAAAGTTCAAATGGTGATACAGGAATAGCTAATATAATGCGTAATAGTAGTTCTAAAACTGCTGCTAAAGCTAAAATAGCATATACTAGAGAACAACAGAAACAAGAAGAAGAAAGATGGAAGGCTATTGCTGGTATAATCGGCCAAGAGGAAGCGAATAAAGCTAGAGCTAACTTAGATCAATATGACTCTGATAAGAGTATAAAAGATAATATGGAAAAAGTTAAAGATAAAGGCTTTACTGCTAGTCTTATGATGTTTGCTAAATCTCTTGGCAATAAAATACGTAATCCTGGCGATGCAGCTGCCGATACTATTGTTAAAGTAGATTATTGGTTACAGAAACTCATATATGGTGAAGATTTAAAAGATTCCGAAAATGGTAGAAAATCTTTATTTGAAAATATGAAAGATCAATTCCAAAAGGGTATACAAGGAATTAGAGAATCTATAGATAAAGGTTTTGAAAAATTAAAAGAAAAAGTTAGTCCATTATTTAAACCACTCAAAGAATTAGGTAAAAAAATATTTGGTACAAAAGATGAAAATGGTTTTTATCAAGGTGGTATGATAGGATCATTTATCGGAGGTGTTCAAAAAGGTTTTCGTAGAAATTCTTCGGATTTTTCAGGCTATATTAAAAATCAATATTCAGACTTTAAAAATAGATTTACTCAAGATAGACCTGAACCTGAATTATCGTCTAAACAAAAATATGATGCTAGACGTTCAGAGATAATGAATAAATTAAATCGAGAAGCAGAAAGTGAAAACCAAATTATTAGTGGTAATGCATTAGAAAAGATTGCTAATATATCAGCATATAGAGTTAAACAGTCTTCTGTAAATAATGAAAAAATAGATGGAGATGTTAAAAGAGCTGCTAGAAAGCAAGCTATGATAGATGAATTAACTAGAAAGATAGAGAATCAAGAAGCTTCAGTTATTTCTAGTGAAAAGTCAATTGCTTCGTTAAAACAACAATTACAAACTAAATTATATAATAATGAAGATCCTGGGGATTTAGAAAAAAAATTAGAAAGTCAAGAAAAGGTTTTAGAAAAGACAAAGGCTAATTTGAAAAATAATAAACAAAAGTTAGCCAAAATAGTAAATAGCACTACAAAAAATAAATACATGGCTGTTGGCGGTGTTAATAAAACAGGAAAGCCATTTAGATCTGTATTATCTGCAGGTGAGTTACATAACGGAAATATAGTTCCTAAAATGGGTATATATCAAATTAATCCTGGTGATACTGTTATAAATCCTGCTGGTGCTGCTACAAGAGCTAAACAAGCTAATGCCGAAAGAAAGTATCTTGCTAATATAAGAAGAAATGCAGAAGCTAATGACAAATTAACTCCAACCGATGATACTAAAACTAAGGACAAAGATTCTGATGAACAGAATAAAAAGAAGATTCAGCAACTTCTTACTGATACAGACTGGAATAGTTTATCTACTAAAGAACAAAAGAAAGAATATATCGGTAATGTTGTTTCTAAAGGTTTAATTGGTGGCGGATTAGGTTTACTTGTAGGTGGACCTTTAATAGGTGCATCTATCGGTGCTGCTTCTGCTTTAACTAAATCTACTGGTTCATTTGCTAGTTTCTTATTTGGTGAAGCTGTTACCGATAAAGATGGTAATATACAAGTTGATGATAAAGGTAATGTTAAAAGAGCTGATAATGGTCTTATTAGTCAGGAAATAATGAAGGCTGTGCCAGATATTAAGAAGTATGGTCTTGGTGGTGCAATTGCTGGTCTATTAACTCCTATCGGTCCTTTAGGCGGTGTTCTTGTTGGCTCTGCATTAGGATTTGCAAAGAATTCTGAAATATTCCAAGGCTCTTTATTTGGTGAAGGTGGAATATTCTCTGAAGAGAATAAAGCTAAATTTAAAAAAGGTGCTAAAAGCATGGGAATCGGTGCTGCTATTGGTGCGTTTACTGGTGGTCCATTTGGTTTAGTAGGTAATGCATTATTAGGTGCTACTGCAGGCTATGTTACATCAACTGACAAATTCAAAGACTTTGTTCTTGGTGAAAAAGATGATCCAAATAATCCTGAAAGTAAGAGACATGGTGGTGTCATGGGTGTTCTTAAGAGTGCTGTTGAACCACTAAAAGATTTTGGTAAAACACTTACTAACGGTATATTAGATGCTGTGTTTGGTAAGAAAAATGGTGAAAATGGCAAACGTGAAGGTGGATTATTTGGACTTGTAAGAAAAACTATAATAGATCCTTTAGCAGACGGCACAAAGACCATGGTAAATGCATTAAATGAAAAAGTAAGAGACATCGGATTTATGGCTAAAAAGACTTGGAAGAAAATTCAAAGAAAAATGGCTGGTAATGATGGAGCAGGAGTATTTGGTGAATTTGGTCAAAAAATTGCTAAGGGTGCCACTAAAATAGCCAAAGGTGCAATTATGGCTCCACTACTTCCTTTAATGGGAGGAGTAAAATTAGCACAAAAAGGTATTTTTAATCCAATTAAGAGAAAATCAATTAGAACTGGTAAAGCAAGTCATATGACTGCTAGAGAAAGATTAAAAGCAAGAGGCGAGCTTGGTATGGCTGAATATGATGACTATACTCTTTTTGATAACTCTCTTACTGAAATGGACAATGATTCTATTCAGTCATTAAAAGATAGACTTTCGGTTTATGTAGATGGCGATGATGCAGCGTTTAAAGAACAGAATAATCTTTTTGACAGTACAGGAAGAGAACTGAGAGATTATATATCATCAAAAAATGCAAATAAAATTATGAAAAGTCTTAAAAAAAATGACTATAGAGAAGCTGAAAGATTAATTAGAACTGGTAATTTTAAAATAGAGGGTGGTGAAGCTAATAGAGGTAAACTTGAAGCAATAATTAAAAAGCATAAAAGAAAATATTCTACAATCGATGAAAGAATGGCTAAAGCTAACAGTGCAAGCAAATTATCAAGTAAAGTTCTTAAAGATGAATATGGCCTTGATGTTGATTTAAACGATCCACGAGATGTTGATAAGGTTAAGAGAATGCTTGATAGAGAACTGATTCATAACGAAGCTGGATTAACTGAAGAGGATATGGAATTTGATAGAATGAGAGAATTCTGGTCAGATGATAAATCTCCTCTTAAGACAGTTAATAGTGGTGTAGAAGCTGTAGTTAAAACTTTAGATAATATTTATAATGAAGTAAAACTAGGTAATGAATATGACAAGTTATCTGATGAAGAAAAATCTAAATATGAATCTAGAGAAGATTATATTCAAAAGAATAAAGCTACTGCTGAACCAGATGCTACTCAAGATAAACTCAATGGTAAAAAATCTGATTCTACTAATAAACATAGAAAATTTTCTAGGGTTAAAATGGTACAAGAAAATCCAGATAAATTCTCAAAAACTATAAAGAGAATTATTGAAGAAGCATTGAAATTATTTGACGGAAAAGTAATGGAAGAAATTAGTGACCCAAATAAAATTAAAATAGATATCGATAAATGGAAATTAGAGAATCCAGATAAAGACTATAATAATGAAAAGCTTATTAGAACTAATATTATTATTGATAGTCTTGACCAAAAGTATGAGTTTGACTGTGCTTATGTATGTAAGCAAAGTGGTAATAATTTCTCAGTTGAAATTGCTAAAAATCAATCAGAGAGTTTCGAAACATGTAGAGAAGATTTTGCTAATGCATATCTAGATGCACGTATGCCTAAAAGTGCTAAAGGTAAAGGCAGTTATATGAGTTTTAAAGACATGGTTAAAAAGACTATAAAGATATCAGGATTCTTTGTAGCTGCTAGTATTGTTCCTGGTGGAGCTCTTGTTTTAGGAGCAAAACTTGCTTTTATGAAAATAGCTAAAAAACGTGGATGGGATAAAAAACTCAAAAATGGTATTAGACGTGTTAAAAACGATGTAAAACATGTTCTTGGTTCTCATGCGATTGATTCAAGTTCAAAAAGACAACAAAGAAAAGAAAAAAACTATAATGCAAAAGCTGAAAAAGTACTTCAGAAAATGATAGAAAAAGGTGATGCTCAGCTAGATACTATAGCACAAGAAAAATATAAAAAGAACTATTCTGAGTTAACTGATGATGAAAAATCAGCGGTAAATGCTACATTCAAAGAAAGATATGTAAATAATAAAATTGCTAATCAAGTTACCGGTCATGGTTTATTAGGAAATATTAAAGCTGCTCCTAAAGCTCTCATGGGAACTTTAAAATCTGGTATAAAAAATCTAACTGCTGGTAAAATTGATAAAGTCAAAGAGAAAATACAAAAACAAAAAGAAGAAGATAGATTTATAGGAAAATTATTTAATAAACTAGATAAATGGAAACTAGGAAGAGATGAGAAAAACTTTAAAGGTAAAAAGGATAGTAGACTTGCTAAAATACTGAAATGGCTATTTATAGGCGGTATTGCTGTTCCTATACTAGTAGGATTTGTTAAAGATAAAATCATGCCTGCTGTTCATGATAAGATTCAACCATGGCTAAAGAAAGCTGCACAAAAGCTTATTGGTACTAAGAATGAACAAACTGGTGAATATGAAGGTGGAATAATAGCTGGTATCGTAAATCCTGTTAGAAACTTCTTTAAAGACAAATTCCAAACTATTAGTGATTGGTTCCATAATAAAGGAAAGTTTACTAGTCCCGATACTGGTTTCAAAGGATTAATAGGAAACTTTAAATCTGCAATCAATTACGGTATAACACTATGGAAAGATGGTACATCTACAATTCTAAATGATTGCTTGCCTAAAGTAGTTGAAGGAATAGTAGCTAATTTACCAACTATACTTGGTGCTATAGGAACTGGTTTAATAAATGGTATAAAGGATATCTTTTTTGGTAAAAAAGATGGTACTGGAGAACAATCATTAGAAACTGTAAATGCTTCTCAGATGGTTGATTCTACTTCTTCTAGTAGCGATAATGATTCATCTTCTTCAAGTACTGGAATTAAATTTAATAATACAGTTGGTGGAACATGGGTTGAAACAGTAGGTGGATCGTCAACTAAAGTAGGAAGTTATGTAGATGTAGTTTCATTAAATAGTGACATATATCAACCTACTTCAAGAAAAACTAATGATGATGGATCGACAACTTTAACAAATGAAAATACTGGAGAATCTGTTACATCTGAATTTATTGATGATGATTCGATGGTATCTGCTGGTACAAACAAAGCTGGAGATAAAATATATTATAAGAGAACAGATGTTAACAGAACTCAACCGTATACAAAGGCTAATGACGGTGAATATGTTAGAATGGATAAGCAATCCAGTGTTATGCTTAGCAGTCTTCAAGACAATCAAAGCTATGCTGATATGGTTGCTGATAACGATGCTGGAGACGCTGGTGTAACTGATTCTTATACAGGAACAAACCCAGCTTTAGAAAAGACAGCATATGCTGGAAAAGTATTAACTAAAGCAGCAACTAGTAAATCAGGTGCTAAAGGTCTTTCTATGGCAATTAAAGCTGGAGGAAAAGGTGTTAAAATAGCTGGTAAAATGATTAATCTTATTCCAGGCACAAATGTTGCTGGATGGGCTACAAAGAAATCATTAGGAAAAGTTGGAGATAAAATAGTTGATTCTGCAGATGATGTATCATATAAATACTATAATTTCATGCAATCTAAAATATCCAAAGCAGTAGAAAATAGTAAAGTTCTAAGCAAGGTTAATAATGCAGGAATTAAGATTAAAAATGCTCCTAAAAATATAGCTGAGAAAGCTAAAAATGCTATAAAAAATAAAATGGGAAAAACTGCAGAGAATGCTACTAAAAATGCAGCCGAGAATGCCGCAGAAAAAGCCGCTAAAGAAACTGCTGAAAAAACAGCTAAAGAAGCTGCAGAGAATGTTACTAAAAATGCAGCTGAAAGTGTTATGGAAAGTTCTACTAAAAATGCAGCTAAAACAGGAGGAACCTCATTTTTAGCTAAATCCGTTAAAGAATTATTTGAAAAAGCCAAAAGTAAAATAATTGAATGGTTTGCAAAGCTATTTAAAGGTAGTGCTGTAAAAGAAGCTGCAAAAAATGCTGGACGTGAAATAACAGAAGAAACTGCAGAAAAATTAGCTAAAGAAACTGGTGAAAAATTAGTTAAAGAATGTGCTGAACAGGGTGCTGAAAAAATAGCTACAGTAGCTGGTAAAAACCTCGTATCATCAGCATGTGATTGTTCTGGTATAGGAGTAGTAATTAATATAGCATTTGCTATAGCAGACTTCTTACTAGGTATGGATGATGCTAGAAATATATTACAAATTACTGGAGATGATATTCCATTATCTTATAGATTCTTCGCAGGTCTTGCTAATACAATGCAAGATATTCCAATTGTCGGAATATTATTAGGTTGTATTGGAGCTAAGAACATTGTTTATTATCTAGTAGAATGGTTTGGAGATATTCTCTTCCCTGAAGCTACTGAAGAATTAAAGAAGAGACAAGAAGAAGCACAACAAACTCTTGAACAATATAATGCACAAAATAATACTAATTTAACACTAGAGCAGTATAATAATAAAAAGTACGCTACTGTATCAAGTACAGTAAGTGGATGGTTCTCAGATGCTGGTTCATTCTTATCAGGAAAAGATGCTACAGTATCAGAAGCTATGGAAACAAGACGAAATGTAGCAGATTCTAATGATACTGTAACTGACATAAGAGAAAAACTTGAAAGTATAGCTTCTCATATGTGGGAAAAACAAGGTGATAAATTTAAAGATTTTAACCTTAGTAAAGATACATATGGAAAGTTATGTGCTGAAGTTATTGATAAGATAGTATTATTACTAAATGGATTAGATGATGATTCATTAAGTAAAGTTTTAACTAGTGCTGGAAAAATAGAAACAGGATTTTGGGCAAATGCTGGTTACACTACTCTAAAATATCTTACTTTTGGTGCTTATGATGGTGACCCATTTGTTGATGCATGGGATGACGGTTATAAAGGTCTTTCATATCTTGGTCTTGATAAAAAAGATGGATGGGAAAATACAAGTGTTGTAAAATGTATCGGTGGTATAGCTTCAGTATTTGTTAAGGCATGTGGTGGAGCTAACTTAAAATGGAAAATTATTGACATCGTAATTTCTGTATTTGGTAATGGTATGGCTGGAGATTCTATAGATGAAAATTCTAAGAAACTTGTAGAAAATAGCAATTCCAAAATATCAAATATTAATGATGCGTATGATTCAAATTTACACGGAAATTCTGGTACAACATCTGTAAGTCTGTCATCGTCCGATTCGTCATCAACATCTACAGCAGAAGATGTAGTTGCAAATGCAAATGCTAATAGTAAATTATCAGCTATATCTGGATTGTACAACACAGCTAAATCAAACATGATTAACACTGCAGGTTTTATAGATGATAAGATAAGCAGTAGTCTATTTGGCGAAGTATATAATAATGCTAAATCAACTGCATCTGGATTGTATAACACAGCTAAATCAAACTTAAAATCTACAGCATCAGGTTTATATAATACTGCTAAATCAAACATGATTAACACTGCAGGTTTTATAGATGATAAATTAAGTAATAGTCCATTTGGTGGAATATACAATTATGATAAATCTGCTGCATCAGGATTATGGAACTTCTTTAAAGGAATATTTACTAATGCAGAAGCTAATAGTAACTTATCTCCTATAAATATGACATCAAACAATAAAGATAAAAATAGTGGTTCGTCAATAGGTAGATTTCTAATGCTTATTCCTAATACTATTAATAATGCTATAACAAATATGACTGGTGATTTAAGTAAAATAGAAGATATGTTCTCTGGTCTAGTTAAAAAGAATAAGAGTATAAATGATTCTATTGATTCTTTATCATTACTTCCTACAGATAAAAAATATTGGGATATCGAAGTAGATAATGATAACCCATTTGTAAGTGGACTGTTTAAATTTGTTGAATCTATGAACAGAGTTGTTAAGGCACCATTCTCTTTGGCAGTTTCGTCATTAGGAAAGGGATTGTCTGCTGTTTCGTCTTCATCATCAAACAGTAGTAGTTCTTCTTCATCTTCGTCATCAAGTGGATCAACAAATAGTAGTGATAGTTCTTCTAGTAGCAGTTCTAGTAGTAGTGGTGGTATTTTATCTAAAATTGCTACTGGTGCTAAATCAATATTTAAAAAGGTTTCATCTGGTATAAAGAGCTTTTTTGGTTTTGGTAAAGGTAAAGATGATTATGATGATACTGGTTATGGTGATGATCCTTTCCATATTTATCAAAGAGATTATAAAGGCTCATATAGAACTACTGGAGATTCAGAAAGTCAAACTATAGCAGATTCAGGTTGTGGACCAGCTGCAGCAGCATCATTGTTAAGAATGTATGGCAAGAAGGGTGATATGCATAATGCTGTTAATTATGCTTTAAGTAATAAATATAAAGAAGTAGATGGTGGTACATATCCTCAATACTTTAATGATTACTTAAATAAGAACGGTATTAGTACAAACTCTAATGCAGATAATAATGATGTAGTAAATAGTCTTATTCACAATAAGCCTGTTATCTTAATGGGACGTGATTCAAGTAATAGTGGTACAACGCCTTATGGATCTAAGTATTCTCACTATGTAGTAGCTAGAGGACTGGATTCAAATGGTAATGTTATAGTAGAAGATTCTGAAGATAAGAACGGTAGTACTAGATATAGTCTAGCAGATACTCTAAGAAATTCATCAGTAAGAATAACAACCGGTAATGGTAAATATGGTAGAGGTGCTACATCATCTATGGCTGAAAACTTTACCACAGGCGTTAGCTATACTGTAACATCAGCAGTTTCTAATATAGTATCTAATGCAGCAAATTCTGTGGCTGGACTATTAGGAAGTAGCTCTACATCATCTAGTACATCTAATGATGCATCTGCAAGCACTAATGGCGTAGAAGGAAGTATTACTGCTGATACTGATGTTAAGACAAAATGTGGTTATACTGCTGATCAATTAAAAGCTGCTATTACATCAATTCATTCAGGATGCAGTGCAGAACAATTCCCTGAACTTGCTATACAAGTTGAAAATTCTAAGGGTGTCAATGCATTATTTACAATAGCTGTAGCTATTAGTGAACATGGATGGGATGGTACAATTGGTGTTAATACTACCGGTGCAAACTGGGGTAACTATAACCCATTCAATATATCCGGTTCTCCTAACTCATCAAATGGAAGATGGAAAGATTATAATAGCTTAAGTGATGCATTTAATGGATTTGGTGACTTAATTATGGGCAGTGGTTATTATCAAGCTGGATTAACTACACCTGGTACAATTGGTCCTAGATACTGTGATAGTGGATGGGCTAGTGGTGTATGTACAGTCGCTGATATGATTGTTAAAAAGATATCCGGTAGTGGTAAGGGCAAAGAAATTATGTCTACATTTAATAATAAATTCTTAAGTAATGTAAACAATGCTGTTAATTACTTTGCTACTAAATCTCTAGCAAGTCTTTCATCAGGTTCTACATCATCATCTGACTCACAATCTAATAACGCTAATAATAGTAGTGGCGGTACAGCAAATGTTGATATAGATGCTGAAACAACTATCATCTGTGGTGACTCTGTTACACATGGATTAAGTAGTACTAGTCTTGGAGATCGTGCAATGGGTCTAAGCTCAGGTACAACTGATAAGAATAATACTACAACTTATGGTAGTTACGAATCTATATTCAAAGCAAAGAGTGATATAATTGCTAATGCTACTGATGCTATATTCTTCTGGGGTATGAATGAAGTAAACACATCCATGTCTACTGATGATTACTTTGCAAGATATCAAGATTCTATCGATACTATCTTAGGATATGGTGGAAGATCTACATCTAATACTAATATATACATTCTTCCTGTAATTTGGGTACCGGATAACTCTGGATACGGTGGAAGCTTTAATGCATCTAAAGTAGAGAAGTTCAATAGTACATATATTAAACCATTTGCTCAAAAGAAGGGTTATACATTTGTAGATATTTATGAAGATTCTAAGAATGTTCCTCATGAAGCTGGAAACGTACATCCATCTAACTATCAAAAACTATATGAAATTATTAAAGGTCATATGGCTGGTAATAGTAATGTAGATGTTTCTGATAGCGGTTCTGGACGTGGTTCTGGTAGAAAAGGTTCTTTAGAAGCTGAACAAATAATATCTGCTAACGGAAGAGGAAGATCACGTAAAATAGGAACTGGAAGAGGACAAACTAAGAATCATGATTTTGTTGGCGGTTCTTCTTCTGGTGAAGATTTAATTACACTAATCTCAAAGAAGAGAAGAAGAAAGAAATATGGCAGAGGTATATGGGGTCGTGATGGTGAAGAAACCACAGACACTACAACAACTACCGATACAGAAGCAACGGATGACACTGAATCTACTGATGAAACAACTGATGACACATCTTCTTCTAGTAGTTCATCAAGTTCTGGTGCTACAGGATTAATATCCTTACTAAGTCAATATTCATCTGCAGTTACTAGAGGTATATTTGGTAACTTCTATGATGCAATATATGGTGATACATCTGAACAATCTGTTAGTAGCAATACTGGTAACAGCAGTGGAGGAAGTCTAACAGAAGGCGATGCAGAAGCTAATATGAAGAGTATGTTTAACTATTTTAAAGGCGAAGGATTTAGTGATAATCTAGCTGCTGGTATTCTAGGAAATGTCAAGGGTGAATCTGGATTTGATCCACATGTTGTAGAAGGTGGTTCAAGCGGTACGATAACTACTGATATGAGTCATGGTTATGGATTAATTCAGTGGACTGGTGCATCAGGAAGAGCTTGTCTTTATAACTGGTGTACAGCAAACAATTGTGATCCTGAAACATTAGATGGTCAGACAAAATGGATTGTTGCTCAAATCAAGGGTACAAACATTTCAGATGAAGCTAACTCTGCAAATGCATCTATGTTTAATGGTCAAACTGGTCAAGGAACAATGTCATATAACTGGTCTCTATTCCAAAAGAAAGGTTCATTCAGTACATTTAATGGATATACATTACATGATGCTGTTAAACTTTGGTTAGAGTGTGCAGAAAGACCTGCTGATATGGATGGAGCATTAACTACTAGAGTTAAATATGCAGAAGAAATATTGGCTGCTTGTACTAGTGGATCAGGTAGAGGAAAGGCTAAAGACCTAATTACTAAAAAGGCTAGACCTAAACGTAGTAAATATGGTAAAGGCATATGGGGTCGTGATGGAGAAGAAACAACTGCTTCTGATACATCCACAGCAACAGATACATCTACTACTGATACATCAACAGACACAACAACAGATGAAACAACTACTGACGATACATCATCAAGCTCGTCTTCATCATCTTCAAATTCTGGTGCAAAATCTCTCATTAGTAAACTTAGCAGTTATGCTAAAGCTACTATCAAGGGTGTATATGGTAACTTCTATGATGCATTATATGGTAGTGAAGCTGTTGAAGATACTTCAAGTGGTACAACTGGTGATAGAAGTGATATAATATATGCTGCTGCTATGGTATTCGAAGCATTGTATAATGCCGATCCATCATTGTATTATGATTCATCTGGTAGTACACATCATGATTTAGTATGTCGTGATGGTACGAAACTTGAACATGAAAGACCAGACTGTTCTGGTATGATGTCTGCTGTTATTCATTACATGGGTTATTATACAGCTAGATATAGTACAGAAACAGCGTATACTGACACATATCATGGTGAAGGATTTGGTACACAAAACTGGGATTCCGCTAGTGGAAATACCTGTATATATGATGCTGATGGCAATTTATCTAATGACTGGGAAGTTTTATCTAGCGATGTAACTCCTCAACCTGGTGATATTAGATTCGCTGCTGATCATGGTCATACAGACATGTTCGTATTCTATGACGGAACTAACTATCCTCGTGGATTTAATGCGGGATCTGGTGACTCTGGTTCTTCAACAGGTAATGGTATGTATAACTCATATTGTTTAGCTACTTATTATTTCAATAATAATAATCAATTACCTGATCCAAGCACTGTTTCTTCAGGAAGAGGACAAAATGGTGCAGGAACTATCCAAGATAATAATACAAAATTAGTTCTTAGATATAAAGGTTCTGGTAACGGAAGATTTGGACGTGGTTCAAGTCGTTCTAAAAAACCAGATTTCAATAAACTAAATAACATTCCTATTGATAATAAGAGATATACTGACGATGGTAGCATATCTAGCTATGTTTCTAAACAAATTGTACAAAATCAAATTTCTGGTACTTATAGAAATGGAAAAGGTGGATATGGTCGTGGTATATTAAAATCATTAGATGATGTACAACAGAAAACAGCAAATTCAACTTTATTTAGTGGCACTAAAAATAATTCTACTTTATCAAGTACTTCTTCTACTTCTACTGGTTCATCATACAGTAGTAATAGTAGTTCTAATTCAAGCTATTTAGGTACGAATGGTAATGCTACAGTTGATTTAAATCAATTGATAGGATTAATAAGTGTAATCGCTAATAATGCTGACAAGATGGATGCTGTATTACAACTTCTTGGCTCTATTGCTGTTAATACTGAAAACACAACAAACGCAATTTCAACAAATAAGAATAGTAATAATTCTACATCTAAGAATGGATTATCTGCATTAAGAACAGCACTTGATTCAAATAGTTCAGGAGTAGATATTGCTAATGCAGTTTATCAAATTGCTAAAAGTTAATTAATTATGAGGGTTGGAATGTTCCAACCCTCGTATTTTTATATCTAGAACATTAGTATAAAATATTTGAAAGGAGAGAATTGTAAAATGGCAAAACAAACATTTTATAAATTATCTAATACCGATAATGTTGCTAGTTATGCAAAGGGACAAGGTGATTGGGCAAATAAGGGTGTTAATAGCGTTCTTTATGTAATTACAAAGTCAAATTATAATATATATAGCAGTGCAGAAGCAGCAAAAGGAAAAAGTCAAAACAGTAAAGATGAAAATGCTATGTATACTATATCAATTGGAACAGCTTTAAGAGTTACAGGAAGAGCTAATATTGGTAATTCTATAATATTACAAGTAAATTGTAATGGTAAAAATGGTTATATATATGTAGGTAATGTAAAAGAAACTAATTCTGGTAGTAGTGGTAATACTCGTACATGGAAATGGGATGGTAATCCAAATGTTTTTTTAGCTTTAAAAAGTAATAATACTTATTCATTATCCGGTTATGGATTAGGAACTAATGATGTTGGTTCTTCAGGTGAATATTCAGTATTTGATAGTAGCAGGATATTATATACTGGTGGTAATTCAAGCTCTGCAGAGGATTCAACAGATACTACAACATCAGCTTCTATAGCATCTACAACAGCTAGTGCAGATAGTGCTAGTACAGGAGAAATAAATGTTACGTATGAATTTGCTGTAACAGGAACTAAATATTCATATAAAATGGAGGAATATTTAGCATATCTAGAAGATCAAAATAACAGTAATCAGGACTTAACTGGATCTGAGAATGGAATTAATTATTCTGGATTAAAGTATGTATTCGGAATGCCGTATCAATTTTTACCAACAACAGACTGTAGAGTTGGTGCTGGATATGATGATGAAATTGAAAAAGCTGGATATGAATTTTCTGAGAAGATTATAGCTAGATTACATCTGTTATATATTACCCCAGGTAATACTGCATTTATGGGTTCTAGTAGTAGTTCTGTTGCAAAAGAAAATGCTAGAACAACTTTATTAGGATCACTTGAATCTACATTGTTTGGAGATGATACAACGGAATCATCGTTAGAAACTATGCTTGGTGAATATAACGGTAAACTATA